AGGATCGTGCATAATAAGTCACACATGACTTACAATGACTTGATAGGCAAGCCCTTCGAATATGGGGCGAGGGGTCCAGATGCCTATGACTGCTGGGGCCTGGTGATCGAGTGCTATCAAAGATGGCACGGGGTCACGCTTCCAGATCAGGTTTCAACCCCAAGCCCGCGCAAAAACGCAAAGCTTATGGGGCAGGTTGCGGCAGAGCAGTTTGAGAAGCTCTTTCAACCACAGCCGGGGTCAATTCTCATGATCAGGGTAGGTCAGTTTGGAGCGCATGTCGGGTTCATGATTTCACCAATTCGCATGATCCACACCATCGAAGAGACAGGGGCCGTTTGCATTCGCACATCGGTCTATGAGCGACAGTTGCTAGGAGCTTACAGATATGTCGGCGCATGACATCGACTACATCAAGACCACACTTGTCTATGATCCTCTGGACATCGACAATCGTGTTGAGGTTGAGCTTCAGTATGTCGAAGGCATGCCGCTGTCGAAATACATTGACGGGCTGCCGGATGATGTTGAATGGGGTGTCGCGCTAAACAATCGTCATGTGCCTCTAAGTGGCGCCATGTTGGTGATGCCAAAACCCGGCGACCATCTGATTGTCACCCCCGTGCCGCGTGGTGGTGGTGGGGATGGGAAGAACGTCCTTGCCATTGTCGCCACGATTGCTCTTGCAGCTTTTGCGCCATGGGCTGGCGGTAAATTAGCCACCAGTTTGCTCGGTTTCAAAGGAGCAGCGGCTGAACTTGCCGGGACAATCATCGGATCAGCCATCTCAGTGGCGGGCGGTCTTCTGATCAACGCGCTTCTGCCGCCGCCCGAACAATCCACTGAAGAGACGCAAGAGTCTTTCGGCATCGATGGGGCAAAGAACACATCCGCCGAGGGCATTCCCGTTCCAGTGCTCTTTGGCGAGCATGGTTTCGGCGGCAACATTGTTGATCTCTACACGGAAAACTTCACCGATGATGAGGGGAATGACACCCAGCATCTTTACGGTCGCATTGTGGTTAGTGAAGGGCCGATCGAGGAGATTGACGAAAGCCAGATCTACATCAACGACCAGCTTGCCTCATCCTACGACGAGATCGAGTTTGAAAAACGTCTTGGCTCTGACAATCAGGCTCCATCTCAGTGGTTTGACGACACGGTTTCGCTCTACAATCAGGCGCGGGATTTCACTGAAAACTGGCAGACATACACGACAACAACACAGGTCGATAAGCTGCGAGTCGATCTGGTCTTTCCACTTGGCCTGTATCGCATCAATCGCGAAGGTGAGACAAAGAGCTACAGTGTTGATGTGGAGATGGAGTATCGCAAGTCAGGAAGCGCAACCTGGCTGCCTTTCTTCAAAGAGCCTGTATGGGGGCCGAAGCAGGCAGGCGATGCGCATCGTGTCACCTTTACCTATTCCCCAAAGATGCAGTGGGATGATGATGATTACGATGTCGTCTCGCCAACGCCAAACTTCGATCTGGAATATCGCGTCAACGGCGGTGCATGGACTGTTCACAAGACATTCTCGGGCGGCGCTTACTTTAAAGGCTATACCGGCACTGAAACGCTTCAGGGCTTCTCAAATGATGTCGTAGACTTCCGACTGGTTGACAATGCTGGCGGTTTTGCTTTCCAGGCTGGCACATTCACCATCGACAAGGTCGAGTCGCAGTTTCAGAATAACCTAATCACCTTCGATGAGAAGAAGCGTACACCTGTTCGCCGTACATTTACGACCAACAAGCTTGAGCAAGATGTCTACGAAATTCGCTACCGTCGAACTGAGCCGGAATTTGAGAAGGACAATCGCTACTTCAACAAGCTTCAACTTGCCGATGTTGGCGAGATCATCACTGACGATGTGGGTCTGATCAACACAGCCTGGCTTGGTTTTAAGGTCAAGTTGACAGGGCAGTTGAACGGCATACCGCAGGTTCAGGGTGTTGCCAAAGGCATGCGCCTGCCGCAGTTCGATCACAACGGTCAGTTTGTCACGTCTGCGTGGACAAAAAACCCAGCCGATATTGCGTTGGCGATGGAAATCGATCGGCGCTGGGGTGGTAAACTTGACGATCTGACGCAGATCGACTGGCCCGCTTATTCTGAGTGGCGAGACTTCTGCACGGATAACGGATTTACATTCGACGCGCTTTATTCTGAGCTTGCAAGCCTCGATGACGCGCTGAAGCATGTCTATTTGGCGGGCCGTGCGCAGCGTGTGCGGGTTGGTGCGCGTATCTCCGTGGCGATGGATGCGCCAGGTGAGCCCGAGCAGATGTTTAACTCGGCCCTGATCGAAAAGGGGTCGCTGGAGATCTCCTATCTGCCTTTTGCAGATCGCGCCAATGACATCGCAATCACCTATTACGACAAAGATGATCGCTACCGTCAGAAGACGGTGAGGGCGGTCAATGATGCTGCAATCCAGTCAGGCGAACCTCTGAAGACAGCCTCGATCAACATGAAGGGGTTGACCAGCCGGTCGCGCGTTCAGCGTGAGGCGAATTTCCGCATCAACTACAACCAGCATGTCGTGCGCAATGCGACATGGGTGGCGCCATTGCGGTCTCTGACATGCTCTGTTGGCAGCATTGTTCTGCTTCAGTCTGAGATGGTTGATTGGGGCGTGGGCGGCATGCTCGCAGCTGGCTCGACTTCGACCACTGTTCAGCTGGATCGCCCTGTTGAAATGCAACAGGGTAAAACATACTCCATCATCGTGCATCGCGACACGCGCAAATATGCCGACACGACAATCTCCTCGGTTGGGTCTTCGAACTTCGTGACCGTCAGCATGGTTCTGCCAAATAACAGAACGATCAATCGCCTCGTGGTTGGCGGCAATGATGTCGGGATCAATCGGGTCATCCCCGGCGTGACCTCTACCGATCTGGTTCTGGAGCAGAATTCAGGCGTCAGCTTCAGCGCAGGCATGGCGGTTGAGATTTGGTCGACAGATGTCATCGATCAGGTTGATGTCACAAACTCGGCCGTTGGCACGCAGGAGTTCACTGAGCTTAACCTTCAGTCACCTTTGACTGATGGTGCGCCGCCGCAATTCACTGCCTTCCTGTTTGGCGAGAAGGCTGTCATCACGCGCCCGTTCCGCATTACAGATATCGAGCGGGATGAAGAGACAAAGGCCAAGATCTCGGCAATCGAGTATGTCGAGGATGTTTACAACGACATCGACACAAATTCCGGCAATCTGTCGGGCGCATTTCCTGAGCTTCAGCATGTTCAAAACCTATTGGTTGAAGAGACATCGATCCTAAACCAAAGCGGCAGTCGCGACCGCGGTATTCAGATCGCTTGGAACCGCGTTGCCAACGGGGCTCATGTTGGCGCCTTGGTTCAATACAAGTTCGACACTGGCTCCTGGATCGATCTGGGTGAGTACACGGAAGACTTTGCAGAGATGATTATCCCGGCTGATGTCGGGGTTGTCACGGTCAGAGTTGTCGCCAAAGGCCGCACGGGCTTTATGGGTCTTGCGACTGCGCCTACGCAAACCATCACAATGACAGGGTATGTTGAAACACTGCCAGCCCCGCTCGATTGGACAGCGACACCGGGTTTCAGAAGTATCACCTTCAATGAGCCTGTCATCGCAGATCGAACGGTTGAGCCTTATGATCTTCAGACGATATCGTCTGACTCCAACTTTGGTCATTATGAAATCTGGGAGGCAGCGCTTGGTGATGTCTTCGCCAATGCAACAAAGCTGGTCGAGTTCACGGGGTCGAAATGCACCGTTCAGACGCCTATCAACACGGTTGAGAAGAGCTACTTCATTGTCCTTGTTGACCATATCGGGAACATCTCTGATCCAAGCATTGCAATCAATGCAGCGCCTGAATCTCCGCGTACCGTCTCGCTCTCTACAGCCGCACAGTCGTTCACCTATGACGGCTCTGGGCTATCCCCAAATCCCGCGACAGCGACGATCACGGCAACGGCTCAAAGCATACTGTCTGGCGAAACGCCTTATTACGAATTCACGGTAGATGGCACTTCTGTGCAGAACACCGTCTCGAATACGTATAACTACACCCCGGACGCCAGTCTCAGCAACATGCCCCAGCGCATCATGGTCCGTTTACGCATCGGGTCTGCATCCGGTGAGGTTCTGGATACGGACGAGCTGACGCTTATCGGCCTTCAGGACGGCTCAAGCGCCCTCTCCATGCTTCTGAGCAATGAAAGCCACACGGTTCCTGCAAATAATGACGGGACCGGCGCCGATCTCACGGGGGCTGTGACCAATGTGACAGTTTTCTCTGGTGCAACAGATGTGACCAATGATTGGGTCTTGTCGATCAGTGCTGTGGCTGTAGGGACATCTGCGACAATTATCGGGAACGTGGTCACAGTAGGCGGTCTGACTTCCGACAAAGGTTGGGTGGATATTCAAGCCACCCGCATAGGCTTCCCAACACTCACAAAGCGCATGAGCCTGTCTCAGTCGAGAGTTGGGGTCAAAGGGGATAAGGGCGACCAAGGAGACCCTGGTCGATCGATTACGGATGTCTCCAAAACTGGTCAAACTGTCACTGTAACCTACAACAGCGGGCCGTCGGATACATTCACAGTCAAGGGGATATCCTCGGCAAATAAGGTTGGGGATACGCTGACCATCACGTATGATGATGGCTCGACAAGCACCATTACAGACGGCGATGCTGGTGTTGGAATCTCGAATATCACGCGATCCGGCGATACGGTAACGATCACCTACGACGACGCGTCCACAAGCACATACACCGTCACAGACGGCAAAAGCGCCGTCATTGGCTACATTGACTGGATCACCCCGTCCAACATTGAGAAGGCCTCAGACGGCACGTACTCTGGCAACAATGTCGAGTTTGACGCCGTGTTCACATTGGATGGCACAGTGGTCGCGAGGGAACGGCATCGGATCAATCGTCTCGGTGACGCTTGGAGCAATTTCACAACCGTATCAGAAGCGACCAACCTGAACACTGTGCGACTCTCGCACACCCAAGACGGTGCCAGTTTTGTCAAATCAGGCGTAAACGTGGTCGCGACCGTTTCGTATAATTGGGCGGGGCAACTCACAACCGTCTCAGCATCGGCTTCAATCGTCATGCAGGGTCTGGGGATAGCCACGGTCGACAAAACCGGGAGCACTGTCACTGTTACATATGACAACGGCAATACCGACACGTTCACGGTCAATGGGGTATCGAACGCCAGCAAAGTAGGCGGGACGCTCACGATCACTTACGATGATGGCACAACGCAGGTCATTGAGGATGGAGACCCCGGCGTTGGCATCGCGAGCATCGTGCGTACCGGCGACACGGTTACGATCACCTACGATGACACCACGACTAGCACGTACACTGTCACGGACGGGGTGGACGCGATCTACGGTGATGTCGATCCTGTGTCCGTTCTAACTGTCACCAAAGACGCCCTTGGCGTGTATAGCGCCAATGAGTTGGACTTTGACTTTGAGTTTCGGCAGGGGACGACCATTATTGCGGCAGATCGCTTTCGCATCACGCGCAGCGGCGATACCTGGTCAGCAACGGCTGGAACACCGACAGGCGGCCCAAGCGTAGATACAGCCTCACTCACCCCTTCCATCGTTGTGAATGGACAGAGCGCGAGGCTGACCATTACGCATTCAAGTGGCTCAAAGGCAACGGCCCCTGTGACCCTCGTTATTGACGGCGCTACGGGCGACAAGGGGGATAAAGGCGACAAGGGTGATATAGGCGACACTGGGGCGACGGGAGACACGGTTGCCACGGGGTATGTCTATTTCCAGACACTTCAGACACCAGCCCCCGGCATCCCGTCAGGCAGTGCGTTCAATACCTCAACGAGTGAGTTTGGAACGCTGACAACTGGATGGGGCTACACCCCGCCAGAGGTTGACGCGACTGACACGTCGAAGCGACTCTGGCAGTCACGATATACCGTCGTCATAAATGGGGTTACATCCGCTCAGACGATAAACTTCTCCACACCAACCGGAGCGATCGTTTTCACAGACGACATCCGATCCGACAATTACAATGGCTCTGGCGACGGGGTTACGCCCGGAACAGCCGGATGGATCATTAAGCGCAACACTGGTTTCGCAGAGTTTGGCTCGGCCTCCATCCGAGGTAAATTGGCTGTCAGTCAGCTTTCAATCGACGAAACGGTGTTCTTTGACACTGACGGGTCTGGCAATCTGATCATCAAGGCTGCCGGTATCGACACTGGTGAACTCAAGCTGAACGCGGCTAACATCCCCGTTTACGGTGAGACGGCGAGCGCGGTCAGTGGCGACGCAAGTGCGACTTGGAAAACCCTTCTGACCCTAAACATCACACTGGATACGACGGCAGATGTTCTCTTTCTCTGGGGTATCAGAAACGGGTTCTCAAGTCCGTTTCCAACCTTCTGGGGTTATGAGTTTCTACGTGGGGCGACCCAACTCGCAATTCGCCCCGGCATGACCAATCTTGATGACCAACCTAGCGGCATGCTGATGGATGAAAATGTCGCCGCTGGCACTCACACATACACGATGAAGTGGCGGGCTGACACAGCGACCACCACTGGCCTTGGATTCTTGACACTTTTGGGGATTAAGCGATGAGTGGAGTATCTTTCTCGATCTATGATCTGAATACAGGCGCCATCAAAAGGATTGGGTCAGCGCCAAATCCCGCCGAACAAGTGCTGGAGGGGGAAGGCTTTGTATATGGGAAGTATAGCGGCGATCTTTATACTATCGATGTCTTGACCGCGACCCCGGTAGAGAAAACCGCAGCAGAAAGGGAACCTGTTGAGCTGGCTAGATCTAAAGGCGATGTTCTGAACAGGGTTGAGACGAAAATCAAAAGGGTTCGACAGCAATACATCACAGACCTCCCCGGCCAGGACGCCATCTACGAAGCGAAACGACAAGAGGCGATTGCGTATCTCGCGGAAAGCCCTGAGCCTGCAACCTTGATCGAATACCCTATGATTGCCGCAGAGGTCGGAACAACGGCGCCAACTGCCCATGAGCTTGCTCAGTTGTGGCTAAACATGAATGTGCAGTGGAAGACCATTGCGGCCACCTTGGAGAGTATCCGAGTGCCTGCAAATGCCAGTATAGATGCGGCAACAACGACTACCGAAATCGAGGCGATCCTAGCGCAGTTCGAGGCAGACATCACGACAGCAGGGTTTTGACCTGCAAGTTGTGACACGTCCGTTCTTGTGATATGATATAAGTCATCAGTGACTTGGATAAGAGAGGTTCCAATGTCGAATCCCCCATATTCGGACGACGCCATTCAGCATCTGGAAGAAGGTCACAAAGGACTCTCGAAGGCCATGTCAGATCTTAGCCAAGAAGTATCAAAAGGGTTCGCGGAGGTTCGCGGGCTCATCAGCACTGTGGTTGCTAAGCTCGACGCGCAGGCGGAACGCCAATCGCGGCACGAGGCGCATGTCGAGAAGCTTGAGGATGAGATTCAGAAGCAGCGTGAGCGGCAGTACCAAGATATGAAAGACATCCGAAAGATGCACGACGCTCGCATCGAGGCGGTCGAGCGTACATTCGAGGTCAAGCTGCGCGATACGACGCAAAAGGTCGATAAAATCCAGACCAAGGTTTGGGTCGCTGTCGGCGGCGTAAGCGCCTTCTCCTTCATTGCCCCCATTCTCATCAAGACCTTCTTCACAGGATAAGTCATGACATCAACCGTTCGTGAAATCGCACAGGAAATCGTCGGTCGCGAAGGGGGCTTCGTCAACGACCCAGATGACCCAGGCGGCGCCACGAACTACGGTGTGACCATTCACACCATGCGGGCGCTGGGTCTCGATCTGGACAAGGACGGTGATGTCGACGTGCGGGACGTCAAACTCCTGACGATGGAGCAGGCGGTCGACATCTTCATCAAGCATTACTTCGAAAAGCCGCAAATCTGGCGTCTGCCCGAAGAGCTCCACGCAACCGTGTTCGACATGCAGGTCAATGCCGGATTGAACGCCATCAAGATCCTGCAGAACCTCGTCAATCGCGTGAATAAGCAGAGCATCGCCGTCGATGGACAGATTGGACCTGCAACCGCGGGCGCCACAATGGAAGCGGCATCGCGGATCGGGGCGCACAATCTGGCGCATGCCTACTCGATCGAGCGACGCAACTATTACTACCGTCTGGCAGATCGTCGGGCGGCCTCGCGCAAATACGCCAGGCGTCGGGATGGTGGCAAGGGCGGCTGGATCACCCGGGCCGAAGAATTCCTGCCCGATCAGTATCGTCTAACCGATGCCGAGCACCGTCAAAGGACTGCCAAATGGGGCTGATCGGCAAGATACTGGACACCCTGTTCGGCGGTGAGAAGAACGTCGTTAGGGAAGTGGCCGAAGTCTTCAAGGTGAACGCCGAGAATGACGCCCAGCGGGGGTACGATGCCCAGAGCGCGGCACTAGCGCAATACGGGCAAGAGTTTCAGGCTTCGCAGCGCGGTCGCTTTGATCGCTTCATGGACGCCCTGAACCGTATCCCGCGCCCTGCAATGGCGCTGGGAACGCTTGCGCTGTTCATAGCAGCAATGATCGACCCCACGTGGTTCGCAGCCCGCATGACAGGGCTTGCGCTGGTGCCCGAACCCCTGTGGTGGCTTCTCGGGGCGATTGTCAGCTTCTACTTCGGCGCACGTCACCAAGCTAAAGGCCAGGAGTTCTCGCGCGAGATTGCCGACAAGATGATCACGACGGCCCCCAAGGTCACGCGCGCCATTCAGAAGATAGAAGCGCCGACCCAGAGCGATGAGCGCCTCCCGCCGGTTACTGAACAGAGAGACGATCTCTTCGCCTCCCATGACCCAAACCCGATCCTGGACAAGTTCTCCAGATAAGGCCCCATTCAAGGACACATCATGACAGCAGTGGACTCACTGGAGAACATCGCGCATCTGCGCGAGAAAGACAGCCTCACATGGCACCAGATCGGGGAGACCACGGGGCTGACGGCCGAAACGGCCCGACAAAGATATCGCAGATACAAGAAGACCCGCGACCTTCAGGAAGACCCGGGTATTCTGGCCGCCGCGCAGGAGCTCGGTCTTGGTGACAAGCTCAAGCTCAAGGGTGGATGGCTGAAGAGCGACACCGCCTCGCTGCGCTTCGAGACGCCCAACGAGAGCCATGACGACAACGCCGTTGAAGAGTATGCCAATCTAATCAAGAGCGCGCTCACCGGACTTCCCACAGCCACCCTGACCCCCGCGCCGCTCGATCTGCCCGAAGACATCCTCGCACGCTATATCCTGACCGATCTGCATGGCGGCATGGCGGCTCAAAAGGCGGTCTCGGGGGAAGATTACAATCTCGACATCGCCGCCGAGCGTCTGCGCACCGCCACCCGGCGTCTGGCTCTTGCAACAGAAGCCTCGCACACCGCCATCATTGCCAATCTTGGCGACGTGTTTCACGCCAATGACAGCAAGAAGATGACCTTTCACTCGGGGCATATCCTCGACATGGTCACGCAGAGCTTCCCGCAGATCGCCCTGCAAGTCACCCTTGCGGTGATCGAGATGATCGAGATTCTCAAGACCAAGCACGCATTCATTCGCTACATCGGCATACCAGGCAATCACGACGTGGATCAGGCGTACTGGTTGACAATTGCACTGATGATGCACTTCAAGGACGACCCGAGGGTTTCGATCGAGTGGCATGTCAGTAAGCTGGTGGTCGACAAGCCCTTCGGGCGCAATCTTTTCGCCTATCACCACGGAGAGCGGGTGACGTTTCAGCAACTTGCAAACCAGGTTGCCGACAAGTACGCCGAATACTGGGGCCTCACCAATTGGCGCTACATCGATACGGGTCACGTACATCATGATCGCGCCAAGGAGATCGGGGGAGTGATGTGCGAGAGCCATCGAACCCTGGCGTCGATCGACGCTGCCGCCTATGGGTTTGGGTACACAGGACGACAGACGGCAAAATCCATTGTCTACCACCTAGATCGGGGAGAAATAACCCGACACACAGCCTCTTTTGGCTGAAGAGATAGTTCACTACTGAGTAAGGTTATGCTAGAATGACCGCACTTACGTCAATGCGCATCGACGACTGAAAGGAAACCTCATGCCAGTCACCTACAACGACGCCGTTAAGACATCCCGTCTCACGGCGACTCGTGATTACTTCGCCAATGGCACGCTTGAAATCCAGGACTCTGGAAATAACCCACTTGTGATCTTTGGCCTCGACGCTGCCGGGGGCACTGTTTCCGGCACGAATTGGACGTTGGTCTTTGACGCCAGCACTGTTGCGGCCACAGGAACAGGCGTTGCCTCGCAGGCTGTGATCAAGACGTCTGGCGGTCTGTCTCATATCACGGGCCTGACCGTAGGCGAGACGGGTGCGGATATTACCATCGACAACACCGACATCAATGCCGGTCAGAACGTGACGATGAACTCTGCATCAATTCAGCATGCCTGATGAAAGACGGGCTTCGGCCCGTCTGCATCATCTCTATTGGTAAAGAATGCCTACCTCGCTGATCGCGTTAGAAGCATTGCAGCCACGAATGAAATGACGCGACTTCTAATCTCGATATTCCCGACCCTTAATAGGTGACACCCAATGACCAAACTCGTCAACCGCGCCAAGATGTCTACGGCTACAACCGGCACAGGGACTATCACACTTGGCTCTGCCGAAAGCGGCTACCAATCCTTTGCTGACGCTGGCGTGGTTGACGGTGATGTGGTGCGCTACGTCATCGAGGACGGCACGAATTGGGAGATTGGCACCGGGACGTACACTGCTACCGGGACCACTCTGACACGCACAGTCACGGAAAGCAGCAACGCCGACGCGGCAATCAGCCTGAGTGGTTCGGCGGTGGTTTTTGTCTCCCCAACTGCAACTGATTTGTCAGCAGCGTACACAAAGACCACATTTACTGCGACTGCGAGTCAAACGACATTCTCTGTCAGCTATACCGTAGGCTATGTGGATGTATTTCTGAATGGTGCAAAACTTGGAACATCAGATTTCACTGCATCAAACGGCACGTCTATTATTTTCGCTACTGGGGCAACCTCTGGTGATGTCGTTGAAGTTGTCGCTTGGTCTATTGCAGGTGTTTCCCCCTCACCCGGCTTAATTCTACTACAACAAGAAGTCATCAGCACGCCTGTCAGCGCAGTAGATTTTGACCTTCCAGCGGAGTACTCGCGGTATAAATTGGTTATAAACAATTCGACATGCACTGCGCTTGCGCAGGTAAGATTGACGCTATCAACTGACGGCGGATCAACATTTATATCAAGTGGGGACCATAAAAGCCGTTTGAATTTGATTGCATATGGAACAGCTAGTGACGCTATTCAGTCGTACAACATCCTTTCGTTTATGCTATTGATGCAAATAGGCGGAAACAGCACAAATGCCGCAAGAAACGGTGTCTATGAAATACTCTCTTTGACGGATGTTTTTTCCGCCCAAGGTTTCACAGATACGGACGGCTATGGGACATTTTACTCCAACCGCCGCGAAATGACAACTCGTGCAGACATGATGCGTATAAATCCACACAGCACCACATTTGCCAGCGGCACATTCTCGCTCTACGCATACAAGGAAACAGTCTGATGACTAAAGCAAGAACACTCGCTAATCTTGCTAACGGCACGGGCCTAACGCTCATTCAGCAAGAGGTCATCACAACAGCGGTTTCGGCAGTCGATTTTGACCTTCCGGCGGAGTATTCGCGGTACAAGCTGTTTTTGGATGATATGAGTTTTTCCAACACGACTTATCAAGCGCGGCTGCGGGTATCTACTGACGGCGGCAGCACGTTTGACACGACTGCGGATTACAAGAGTTATTCATTTGCACCGGCATCATATGGCAGCGGCAGCAACAACACAACCAACACGGGCGGGTTGAATGGGATGATCCTGACGCCTTTTGCGTCAAGCATAGCGAATGACGACATAAACGCGCATTACGATATGATCGTGAATGACACCGCACTCAGCCTTGGGGGATTTGTAAATTACGACATATCCGGCACGTATGCACATCATCGCAAAAACACAGCCGCGCGGGTAGATGCAATTCGCGTTTATTCGCTGATTGATAATTTCACAGCAGGCACAATCTCACTTTACGCATATAAGGAGACCATCTAATGCCTCTAGTACAGAAACACGGGCAGGTAATCGAAGTATCTGCTGACCAATTCCCGACGATGACACTTGCAGAGCAAAAGGCCCAAAAAGTGCGGGACTTGGCCGCGCGGCGCTATCAAGCGGAGACAGGCGGGACGACGCTGGGCGGAACACCGATTGCAACAGACCGCACAACGCAAGGCAAGGTGACGGCGGCATACGTAAAAGCATCCGCAGACGCGACATATACAATCGCTGCATGGAAAGGCACAGATGGCACTTTCTCACCGCTGGACGCTGCAACCATCATCGCTATTGCGGATGCCATTGAAGCGCATGTGCAAGCCTGCTTCGCAAATGAGGCAACGCTATCGGGGCAGATCGCAGCCGCGACGACTGAGGCCGAACTCGACGCGGTGAACATCGAAACGGGCTGGCCGTAAAGGATCACACCAATGCTGAAATACACACTTATCTTCATGCTGTCTGCCACTGCTGCACTGTCTCAACCGCTCAACTGCCCCGGCAATAGCTGCAAGCCGGGAGAGCCAACTGCGGGTGTGACTGGGGTCTCTTCCGTGTCTGTTCTCAACACTCAGACAAACAACGCTCCGGTGCGGTCTGTGACGAAAAACATCACTATTCAGAGCCTTGCGACATCCAACCGACTGTCAGGAAACGTAATCTCGTCAACCGCTGTCGGAAACTATGCCATTTCCATTGTGACACGGTAAAGTCACATGCTGGGCTTCTCTCCTCTAGCTGCTGCGCCCCTGGCGGATGATGGAAGCGGCGATCTTGCCAACACATCCACCTTAATTGCCTTTGAAGAAGGCGTCGATGTCCTGAATTCAGGGCTGGGCGTGCATGTGCAGGGGGATCTTGTCGGGTTAGAAGCGGGGCTGGATGGGCTTGCGTGCAGCGTAGAGACGCCCTTAATCGCATCCTTGATTTCTGATGAGGGACAGGGCGACGCGTCGCTGATCACGTTATCAGCGACGCTATCGGCAGACTTGCAAATCGCAGAACAACAGGAAGACACCGCGGGCCTTTCCAGCGTGGCTCTTGTCGAGATTGATGGAAGCCTTCTGGAAACGGCGCAGGATGTTGCGAATGTCGATGCAAACCTCGAAAGCTCATCCGAGCTTTTGATCGCTGAGGTGAATGAAGATACATTCACAGGTGACATCGACAATCCACTTGCAGCGAATGCATTTGCGGTAGAAACCGGGGTTGATGCCCACCTCGGAGATTCGACAACCCAAATCACAGGCACATTCGACGTTCTTGAGACAAGTGTGTCCGATGATATCACCAGCTTAACCAGCGTAAGCGTAAGTCTGGAAGGCGCGGTCAGCGAAACCGCAGTTGATACAATTCAGGCTCAAGTTGACGCCATTGAAGGCTTCGTGATGACCGCGGTCGAAACCGGGGGAGATGTCCCAAATGGTTTGATCGATGTAGATGTTCTGATCAATGCAAACGCGTTGGAGACAGAGCACGACGCACTTGCGGCAAGTCTTCTGATTGAGATCACAACAAGCGTAGATGCACAGGAGAACGATAGCAACGACACGATGTCGGTTTCAGTCGGCCCCGACGTGGCGGTTTTAGCTGAACTTCAGGAACAAGGAGCGGAGACACTTTCAGGACATATAGATCTGCTCAATACGATATCCTCGGCCACATTGACCGAAACTGAAACGGATATCACGAACGCAGATTTAACAGTCGCCATTGGTGTGACGGTTCTTTCAGAAGAGAATGTGTCCGATTTGATGACCGCAAACGGTGATCTGAAGATCGGCATGAACATGATGAAGGTCGAGGCAGAACTTGACACTTCTGATGCTGATGTTCGTGTGAACATCGACGTCGTCGATATCGCGGCGCAAGAGGTTGCGTCTGAAGATCAGGCGATATTTAACGCAGCGACGCAGGTCGGGCTTGAACTGTCGACTCTGGAAGATGGCAATGATGTTTCAACTGCAGACCTTGAAACTCAAATCGATCTATCCCTAGACACGTCAGAAAATGATCTGGACTCTCTCACGCAGGATATGAATCTTCTGGTTCAAATCCAGACGAGTGAAATCCAGGAAGCAGGGTCTGATGTCGCAGATGGACGTGTGACGTCTGGCCCCGCGTTTACATTAACGGTGATCGAGGGTGGGGCTGGTGACACTATCTCAGCAGACACGGATGCACGTGTGTCATTGCTGTTCAGCCTCAACGAGCGTCAGGAAAAGGATGCTTTTAGAGCCGCGGTGTACCGAGACCTGACGGATATATTACGGGCCTCTCGCAAGGTCTATGGATCAGTCAGTGGTGAATATGGTATCATTGGGAAGCCTCCAAGGCAAAGATTGATCGGAGAATAAGATGGCAGCAATCGTCAACATAGAAGACACCCATCGTGGTGAAAATCTGATCATTCGTCTTTTTGCTAAAAACCCCGATGAGACCGTTATCAGTGATCCATTTGACCAAAGTATCACTCTGACAATCTCAAAGACGGAAGGTGGCGGCCCATTTTTGTCGTTTAAGGATTCACCATGGATCACTCTCATAGATCTGAGTGCTGGAGAATGGCTGATAAACATCCCCTTTGCGCAGCTAAATGGCGTTCAGGAGAATAAATCCTATTTCTACAACATCTGGTCGGATGACGGAAGCCGCCCTTGGCTTCAGGCCAAAGGACGTCTCAAGCGTCTAAACTCCATAAAACCAGAGGCGTAAGATGATCGACGTTTCCTGGTGTCTTCCGACAGGCGAGGGAATCAATTACGTGGTAACACGCAGCTTCGAGCATGACACCGGACTGCCGGGAGGCTGTGTGCTGCTCGTCTATGAAGGCTTCATCTTCAACTGCTCCATCCCACGCGGTCTGAGATGGCTGCTGAATCCGCATAACCCGCGCTACTTGCGGGCCGCCGCGGTGCATGACCTGCTTCTCAAGATGGGAATAGACCGGGTTAGGGCGGGGGCGGAGTTTCACGCCGTTCTTAAAGAAGACGGCGTATCTATGATCGAGCGTTACTTCATGTGGAAAGCGGTCTCGACCTTCAAGTTCCGATGATTGCACAAGACTCCCATGCAAGGCCGCCCAAGGGCGGTCTTTTCGTGTCAAGCACATTGTTTCTATCGTAGATAAGTCAATGATGAGTTACAATTGGCTGACAACATAAGGAGCCCTGCGCATGTCATCCAAGCAGCGTCGCACCCGCCGCCAGCAGCAACAAGCCGAAGTAGAGATGGAGGCCCGCGCTGTCAGCCCGGTTCCGTCGCAACAGCCTCTCGGCAAGAGGCTCGAAGCCAAGACGCAGGCGCAAAAGGAGTACATTTCCTCGATTAAGCATCACCGAATCACCTGGGGCATTGGCCCCGCCGGTGTCGGCAAGACCTACGTCGCGGCGCGAACGGCCGCAGCAGCCCTGAAAGCCGGGGAAATCACTCAGATCATCCTATCCCGCCCCGCGGTGGAAGCGTCGAACAGCATCGGCTTTCTGAAGGGGGACATGGACGAAAAGATGGCTCCGTACATCGCATCTTACGGACGTGGGTTCGCGGATGAGCTCGGCTCTGCGCAGACAGAGTATTATATGAAGAATAGGGTCATTGAAACAGTTCCTCTAAACTTCATGCAAGGGCGTTCATTTGATGAACCAACCTTAGTTCTTCTGGACGAGGCGGAAAACGCAACGCCGCAGGAGATGAAGATGTTTCTCACACGAATGGGCACAGGGGCGCGGCTTGTCATCGACGGAGACCCCGAGCAAACAATGATCAAAGGTCACTCAGGACTGATTGACGGCTACAAGCGCACCCGATACATTCGGGGCGTGGGTGCAGTGATCTTCACCCGGGACGACATTGTGCGCGAGCCGCTGATCAAAGAAATCCTCGCAGCCTACGAAGACAGAGACAGCGAAGAGGAAGACGGGTTTGATTTGCCATCGTTCATATCGGGAGACGTTTGTTAAAGAACCCCGTGAGGCTTGCACAGACATTGAGCATCTAAAGGATCATCTAGGGTCTTTCCACGGGCAAAATTACCAGTGGGAAGACTTTGAGCGTCAGTTGCTGACGAAGTGGTCGCGGGCAAACATCATACGTGCGGCTGATGGGACCAGAACAACATGGTTCGATTACAAGCATCTGCATCCAGGTCTGCGTCTGCATATATTCTATCATGAGTATCTGCGGGAGCGTAAAAAGACCTACGAGTTCTTCTTTGCCAAAAAGGAGCGCTACTACCCGAACGGGGATATCTACGATCGCAAGGACGTGTTTCGTGGTCAAATGACCTCGCTTATGCTTTTGGCAGATGAGGCCCGCATTCCCTACGATGCGTTTTTCAAACATGCGTTTCGGCATATCATGCAGGAGTCGGGTTTCTCTTACGCCTGGAAGCGAGAGGGAAAGTTTGCCAAGCTTGAGATGCCGCCTGCGACGTTGATGTTTCGAGGTGAAACAGTCATGGCGGTTCAGCAAGCGTTCGACAAAGCAAATCAGGTCAAGCTGTACCTGCCCAAGCACAGCAGCTATCTGACGAAGAACTGGCGCGGGACTCCATATCAGATTGAGTTTGCGAAATGGGCATGCTCTGAGGCAAAACGTCGGGGTGGTAATTTCCCATACGCATTACGAGCCTTGGTTGATTGGGGCTACCTGCATGAGCGAGAAATACTAAGACGTTTCGGGCCTGACACGGTCAAGCGTGTTCGCGCTATTGTTGCGTAATCAAAGATAAATCAGCGATGACTGATAAGGAGACAGAATGACAACATCACCCTCCACCAAGTTCGAATTCGATGACGATTTCGAGCGTAAGGTTGCCGCGCTATTGCTGCGCGATGCGACATTCAACATTCGCACCGATAGTCTGATCAGACCGGAGTATTTCGAGAACAGCGCCCGCGCCGTGCTGGTCGACATGGCGCTTGAGTATTGGGAGAAATACAAGTCGGTCGCAGATATCATTGTCCTGCGCAAACTGATCAAGGACGCTGTTGCCGACAAGCGCATCAGATCGGACATGATTAAAGAGGTCGCAGAAGAGTTCAAAGCGCTGATAAAGGCGGATGTGAGCGGTCGTGACTTTGTTGTGGATAGCGTGTCGGACTTTGCCCGACATCAGGCCATTATCGCGGCGCTTGAAAAGTCACTTTCCCATCTGGACAAGCGCAATTTCAACGAGATTGAAAAGCTGATGGGTCAAGCGCTGCAAGTTGGCGCAAACGACGGGATGGAGGGTCACGATCTCTTTGAGGAAATCGAAGCCCGCGCTGAAAGACGCAAGGAGATACTCGCCGGGACTGTTCGCAAGGCTGTGACATCAGGCTCAAAAGCGTTTGATGACGCGACAGCAGATGGCGGGTTCACGCGCGGGGAGTTGGCCGTGCTTCTCGGCCCAGCCAAACGCGGGAAATCCTTTGGTCTTGCCAACTTCGCTCTTGGGGCTGTGTTGGCTGGTTACAACGTGCTCTTCGTGACGCTCGAAAACTCTGTCGAGATAACAACGAACAGAATGGAAGCGTTTCTATCTCGCGTTGAGACCAAGAAGCTTAATCTGCACATCGATGAGGTCAAAAAGAAGGTGCGCGATCGTCTGGAGGGTAAGGGTGTGATGAAGATCCACAATTACGCGCCAGGCACATTCAGCCCGCGCGACCTCAAACGTCTGATTGAAAGCTACAAGGCGAAAGGCATTCTGTTCGACGAAATCGTGGTTGACTATTGGGACATCATGAAGCCACCCGTTTCTTACCGAGATGACGCTATTCGCGAGAGTGCATCGATCGGCATCGAACTACGCGCGTTGGCGATTGAAGAGAATGTGGCAATGGTCACAGCCATTCAGTCAAACAGGGATGGGTTCAAGGCCACTGTCGCGGGTGCAGAACATGCGGCCGAAGATTTCAACAAGGTTCGACTGGCAGATATTCTGTTCTCAATCAACGCAACGGACGAGGAACGATCGGAAGGCAAGGCGCGTATCTACTTTGCAGCCGTGCGAAACACTGAAGGTGGATACACGTTGGAGATCAAGCAAGATCTGTCCCGCGCAATCTTCATCGATGATGTTATCGGACGGGTGTCGATCTGATGGATGATCTGTTTGACAAGGTTCTTATGGAGGACGTTCTGGATCGTGAGGGGTTGGATTACAAACTCACACACGGCGCCAGTGGCGAGCAGATCAATGTGGAAGAATGCCCATTCTGCGGCGGTACGTCTTGGAAGGTGTTTATCAACCGCGAGACAGGTCTCGGCAATTGCTTTCACGGCTCCTGTCAGGAGCGCTTCAATCTCTATCAATTCACCAAGCGCATGCTGGAAAACATAGGAGGCGGCAAGCCTATTCCCTATCTCAAGCAGGTTGCAAAGGAGCAGGGCTGGCGGCCTGAAAAGAAAGGCACTGTTCAAACCGAGACCAACGCGGATGTCGGCTGGGCTCTGCCATCCAACATTGCCCTGCCCGACAAGAAAGGCAACAATCTTGCCTACCTAGAGGCGCGTGGCGTCGATGGTGAAACGGCCAAGCTGTTTGACATCAGATATTGCCACTCTGGATGGTACAAATACACCAAGTCTGACGGCTCGGATGGGGCGATGAACTTTTCACGCCGCGTTATCTTTCCGATCTACGATCTGGATGGCGACATGATGACGTTTCATC